CCAATCTAAGTTACCAAAGTTAGCTGTTGTGATGAATGCACCCTTTAGAGTCCATTGTTCAATTTTATCACCAACAGGTCCTAATAGATAACATTGAATATCTTTTTTATAGAAATCTGCATATCCATCTCTACCTGTTAAAGATTCGTGAGATGTTCTAACCCATTCCATCACTGCCTGAGCACCTGAAGGTACGATTGGGTCATATAATGTAATTTCTACATCTTGCCATTCTCCTTTACCTTTCAGTTGTCTCTTAACATTAATATGGTCAAGAGTTACTTTTTCAAACTGAATGGTTGGTCTGTTTGCTACTCTAATAAGATATGAAGGGATACCATCGATTTCCATGATGAATCTGTTCTTCATCTTTGGTTCGAAATTGGTATAGAACATATCGTTAAATTCTAATACTTCTGCCATTTTTTGTTTCTCCTATTATATACTACTATAAATATAGTTCTTTTTTATTTTTATTTAATTATGCCGAGAATGATGCTCCTGTCGGAAGGATGTTGAAATCTAACACGATGAATTCAGCAGTTTTCGTTGGTTGTAAGAAAATCTGTCCAGCCAAGATGTTTCTGTCGATTACATCAGGTGTGTTATTAGTTTCGTCCATTACTACTCTAAAAGCATAAAGTCCTTGTCTTTGTTGTATTCCTTCTAAATAAGGGTTAACTGTATTTAGGAATCTTCCTCTTGTTTGTGCCGTATTTTGTTCAAACACCAAGTATCTTGATGTAGAAGCAATATACTTCTTAACTTTGATAAGTAATCTTCTTACGTTGATTCTATCAAGTGCAGATGCTCTATCTTGAAGAGTTTTCTGTCCGAAAGCAACGATACCCTCACCAGGGAATTGTGCGATTGGATTTACTTTTCCTTCATATAGTGTATCTCTTTCAGCGTGAGTTAATCTGTTTAATACAGAAACTGCTCCTACAATACCACCACGATTTAAACCAGCTGGTGCGAACCATTCTGCTGCGATTGCATCGTTTGCTGCATATATTCCAGGCATCAATACTGAAGGTGGAACTGCCGTTAATTTGTTTGTGTTTCTATCGATAGTTTTAACCCATGGGTAGTAAGTACCTACATAGTTTGAATCTACATTAGAAGCCTGTTCTGTTGCTTGTGAGATAGTATCATCTTTATCAGTTACATCACCGATGAAGAATGCATCTTCTCTAGCTTCAACCATATCAGTTACTTTATCAAACACATAAGAGTGTAATCTTCTAACAACACCAGGTACAGATACTAAGTTGATATCGAAATCATCTGGATTAGATACTGCGTTGATTGCTTTCACATAAGCAACCGAACCACTTGCAGTCGAACTTGATAAATCAAATCCTTGAGAGTTTCCAGCACCCCAATCAGAATCACCAGCTTTTGCAGATGCAACGGTTGGAGAAATTCCATCAAATCCTTCTTGGAATCCTACAATAAATTGTCTCTTATTCACATCTACTGCAGATGAACCTGTAAGTTCATAAGATAATGTAGAATCAAAAGCAAATACTGCATTTGTACCATTTCCTGCATTTAAAGGAATTGGTGATAAGAAGTGTGCGTTATCAATTTTAGTAACCGAAGTTTCTAAATCAATACCACTATATTGTACTCCATTTGATGCAGTATTGTCATCAGATGCAGTTGAGTAAATAACTGCTGGAGTGATTGAATCTGAACCAGAAATTGGTGATAAGTATTTAGCATGTCCGAATGGTCCTGCAGTTACAGGGAATGAACCCTCAGCTGAACATTCTACTCTAATATACTTAGAACGATTTACATAATCACCATTTTCAGTTTGTTTTCCATTTGCATCAATAGTAAGATTTCTATCACCGATTACTTTTTTGATATAGTTTGGTGATGCAGGGTCTAAGTTCAAGTTATTCCATGTTTCTAAGATTACTGGTCTCTTGTTAGTATCAGAGTATCCTCTAACTGCGATTGAGAAAGTTGCGTAATCAGTAGAGTTTGTTGAACCTGCTGCTTTTACATTAAAGATTGCAATTTTGTATTGTTTGTTGTAATTTGAACCATCACCCAAAGTATGTAATCTAAATAAATCACTTCTTTCACCAGAAATCAACTGAGATTGTATCCAAGGAGTTGAAGCATGTTGAATATCATTTGTGAAAGCTTGGTTTCCTAATTCTACACGAATTACTTTGGCACCATTACCAATATTTGTTTGTTCTGAAGTAGCAGCTTTTTCAAAGTACTTATAAACATACGCACCTTTAGAACCACGAGGTGATTCACCAAATACATCTGATAAATCATTTGCAGCTGAAGGTAATACCGATGCTGATACTTCTGTGTTATAGTTTGAATCCGAACCACTAATTGTGATTGAGAACGCTGAAGCAGATGCCTGTGCATCAATAGATGCAGTTACTCCGGTAGAACTATCCCATAAATGAGTTGTGTTTAATACACCAACTAATTTTGCTGGGGTTGAACCATCAGTGTCTGTAATAACAATACCTTCTGGTCTTGCCTCAGTATATCCACCAACGTGTCCTACACGAACAATAGTAACTGTTCCTGCTTCTCTTAAATAATTTTGTACTGTATAGCCGGTATAATAATCCCCATTAGGTACACCGAACATTTCTTCGAATTCTGATTGTGTATTAACAACGGTTGGTACGAACGCAGGTCCTTTATGGAAAGGTCCAATTACTGCTGCTCCGATTTCTCCAATCCCTTGTGCTAAGAAAGAAAGGTCATTTTCTCTCGTAAATACACCAGGTGATACAATTTTTTCTGCCATTTTATATTACTCCTTGTTAATTTTCTTGTGTAAATGTACACATATAAATATTAAATACTTTTTCTAAAGTATTATTTTTGTTCATCAGTAACAGTTTCTTCTGTTTTTTCTACTGGTGTAAATACATTTGTTGCTGGGTCATAGTTCCCATCACCGTATTTTTCATTTAAACTTTCAAAAAGTTCTTTTTCTTGGTTTACAAGATTAGAATGTGAATCAAGAAGTTGTTTCTCTATTTGTTCAACCTCATCAATTCTTCTTTTCTTTTCGATTGCTAATTGTCCCAATTGTGTAAAAACATTAGAAACATCT